AGCATGAAATACTATGAAGTAGACAGAAAAACTCCTTACGCCCGAGGCGAATCCGACTACTGGTATCGAAGACCTTATAACCCTCATAAATATTACGACGGTAGTTATCGTGAACCTAAACCGAATTACAACCTTACCCAAGCCGAGCGCGATGAGTATACCAGAGGATTCAACGATGCTAATGACAAAGACATAAGTTCGACGAGGTGGAAAAAGTAAATGTTTTTATTTAAATGGATCTACATTAAAATTTACGGTCAAGAGTGTTGGGACGAAGCTATGAATCCCACTAAAAAGAAAAGAAGGTAACTAAATAAAATTGTAAAGAACTAACCTCGCTTTGGCGGGGTTTTTTTTATGGCTTGTAATCTATCTAATAATATCTTATATCTAGGATTATCTAAAACTTTAAAAACTGGAGAATCAATAATGGCTTTTTTTAAACTGCAATTTAACATGACGCTTGAACCCGTTGACGTTCGCGCCGTGATAGAAGCAAACAATATTAAATGGAAACCATCCGACGCTCAATGCATCGACATCCTTGAAGAAGCTTATAGAAAATCCGAAATCGGTTTAAGCGCGAGCGATATTTTATGGGCCATCGAAGAGCAACTGGACTTCGACGACTTTTGTAAAGAGGAGTTTAAATGAAAACCGTTTTGAAAAATCTCAATTTTTATTTAAACAATAAACGTGCCCTTGTTTTTAGTAACCAACATTCAAATCATATTAAAATTTTTATTGATGGAGATGGGGATATTACACTAGATACAGGTGAAATGGATATATATTTTGAAAATATTGATGACTTAGTAAAGCACCTTTATAAAGAAAAAATGTCATATGAGGGTGTAGAGAAAACATATTGAAAAACCTTTAAAATAAAAGGCCGCCACTGGGCGGCTTTTTTTATGTCTTGTATTCTATCGCATATTATCTTATACTTATAACATCTTAAACTTTACAAAGGATCAAAAAAATGAAAGTTTCAAATTTTGTTAGTAATTTATTCAATGAATATGAAAGCGCCTTTCACAGTGAATATCGCAAAGACGGGGAACTATATCGCCTCTACGAATTAGCCAAGCCGCTCCCTCTCACAGAAATTAAAAAAATTAGAAAACGCAAAGACGTCACCAGTTGCGCAATTGAATGCGAATTTGCGCCCGAGATTGTTCGGCCCGCTTTCGCTGTTAAGGTGGAGTCTTAAATGTTAAAAATCGTAGAAACATCAACCGCAAAAAAAACAGTAGGACTCGCGATAACCTACCGAGCAGGCTCGCAAGATAAATACGGAACTTGCCCAAGCGCGTGCGTGCTCAACTGCTCAAAAAAGAAAGCTAAGGAAAAAGTGGACTCCGACTACCTCGACGCGCTCTTGAAAGCTAAACCCAAGCGGGGCTTATCCTTCACTTATTCATCCGCCGACCCGTGTAACTATGCGCACAGACTGAACGAGGACTCAACCGTCATTAATTACAGCGCCCCAACGCATGACGTTGCCGTTGAGAAATTCAAAACAATGCCTGTGGCCGTTGTCTATCCTTGGAAACCCGACCAAAAAAACGCGAGGCATAAAGGCGCTTTGATTGTTCGATGTCCCGCCGAATATAATGCCGTTAGAGGTTGTGCGGATTGCGGCGGAGGTGTCCCGCTTTGCGCAAGATTAAATCGAAATTATATTATTGGATTTGAGCCGCACGGGGCGCAGAAAAAGAAAGCCGCCGACCCAAATATAAAAGGCGGATGCTATGCCGCCAATGGCCACACAAACCTACACTGGACGGCTACCACTTTGCAGGAGCAGGGAGACGAAACCGACGCCGAGCGGGTGACTCGATTTGTCAGAGGCTTGCCGCCTCGTGCCATTGTACGGCACCACATAGCGGGCGACGTGATGCAAGACTCCGCCTAAGATTAAAACAGTTAAACAGGGCGGGCCCCGCCCCTCGGCCGTTGCTCCAAACCTACGAGGCGCAACGGCTTTTTTTATATGCGATATTGACAAGGGTTCGCTGTCCGTTCATAACGGGGTATGAGCCACGGCTCTAAAACTTTAAAAATTGGAGAATTAAATTGAAAAAATCACGTTTTAAAATAGTTAATATGACAGCTTACATCAGGGCCCCGTATACAATGAGAATTTGCGTCCCAGTAGATGCAACACAGGAGGCCATCGAGGCGGAGATAGATATCGTAACGGAAAACTCTACGATTCACGATTGGAAGTTAACGGAGGAGCGTAGGTATATTGACATTGAGATTGATGGCTACAGCTTCTCATCTATACCAAATGACTCCGAAGCCGCTGACACTGGTTTTATTGAGGACCTATATCAGCCCCGCTTTGAGGAATTAAACGAAGAGCCGCGAACCGATTTCAGTGACGGAAGTGACGACCTAGAAAGTGACAGCGCTCGTTATCGTGCCGAAATGCGCCTCCGCGCCCAAGATGAATCCGACACAAGGGACTTATACTGATGTTTGATATATACTGCTCACGTTGCGGCGAAGCTTGGGAGCAAGATTACTTGCATGAACCCGACGAACTGGGCGGACCAGAAAACCTAACATATGAGCAAGCCGCTTACATGTTTAGAGTTAACGGTTGTGGTTTATTTCAATCCGAGCCGAGCCCCTGCAACCGTCCCCCTGTGCAAGCCGTTGAAAAATTGCTTGCGATTAAAGCGGGCCAATCTTTGAGCGAACACCCCGACGAGTGGGCAGGCTTTATTTGATTAAGTCTTGAACCACGAACCATTAACAACCGAGAGCCGCTTATCTCCTGAAGCGGCTCTTTTTTTATGGGAGTTGACTTTATCGCATATCAACCTATAACTAGGGTGCGGGAATAATCCCGTGAAATTGTCACAAGGAGAATCAAATTGACAAAAACTGTAAAGAAATGGGAGAAAGAAATAGCTCCCCATCTCGTAGGTAAAACAATCGAAAAGATTGAATATCTAACCAAGGACAACGCTGACGACATGGATTGGCATCGATTGCCACTAGCTATCGTTTTCACAGATGGTTCTTGGATATTTCCAATGATGGACGCTGAAGGAAATAACGGCGGCGTCTTAGCTACTTCAATGAAGGGGATGGAACTAATCCCCGCAATGTCAACGTAAGGAGAATCGCAATGACAGAATACACAATAAAAAAATCGTCCCTTATATTTCAACTGGAGTACATGGCTTTGATGCGAAACTGCGGAAGGAGGGATAGGTACAACGAGTGTTTATTAAAAGTCCGCGAGCAATTAACCGAGTTAATCGGAGTGGATGTACTCTCTCTTTTAATGCCTGAAGAAATCGGGTTAGCGCAAGAGGAGGAGAATCTGGATCACGCTGTGAAAAAATGGAACGCTAGGAAAGAGATTGCATAAACAGCTTTCCCTATTAGATGGAAGAGGTCGCCCAGTGGCGGCCTTTTTTTATGGGCGTTGACTTTTTATCGCATATCATTCTATAAGGGGACGCGAAAATAATTTCGCGGTATTGTCACAAGGAGAATCAAAATGACAACCCAAACTTTAAAATCAAAGTTCGCGCCAATCGCCTTATTGGTCCAAGACTTAGTTATCGACGCTAAGCTTAATCCTCTCAAAAGCAAATATCTTGACCGTTGGACGGGGTCGCAATTAAAAGAAGCGGCGGGCCTTCTCCCTTACTTCTTTAGAGACGCTTGGCGCGATATCGAGGGCGATTTAACAGATAACGACATAGCCGCTGTCATCAGCGTTGAAGAGTTATATTCTAAACTTAAAACAGGCGTTGAAAATAAGTATCAATACGGCGCATCCTTTAACGATGACGGTTACGGGGAGAAAGGAACGTTGGACGATAAAGGGGTTTATAAATACCCTAATGACCCCGCTCTTAAACCCATAGTGACCTTAAACGTTAGCGCTTGGGATTATGAGAACAATGAGTACGTTCCTGTCATATCCTGCCACATCTACTTGCACGCCCTTGTCGCTATACGGAATCAAGTATCAGGGGACTGGGCTTTGACTCGGATGGATTAACCCGCCTCAATCCCAACATGGAAGGCCGCCCTCGAGGCGGTTTTTTTATGCCTACTGTCCGCGATTGAATACCTTTTATGGGGTTACCTACCTAGAAATTAGAAAACGCTCTTAGCAGGCATTCTATAGGGTCCCCTATGTAATTAAGGTTATAGGCAGGCATCAAGAAGGGTAGGCGATTTATCAGGATTTTTTTTTATTTTTTTACACAACAGGGGTAAAGACCATGTTCCGCGCAAATAATTACACGAAAATTTGAATCAAAAAAATTATCTTATATTTATACTTTTTATCGCATACTATATGTGCTAAGTAATAAAAAAAACGGCTAGGGACCCCTATGAGCTTAGATAAAAATGTATTATTAGAAGAGAAGAAACTTAAGTTAGAGCTTCGTCTTGCACAGCTCGAGAAGAATGATAAATGTAAAAATGATTTTTTAACTTTTGTAAAAACGGTTTGGCCTGATTTCATCGCGGGCCGTCATCATAAAATCATTGCGGAGAAGCTAGAGCGCGTGGCGCGTGGTGAGTTGAAGCGTTTAATTATTAATATGGCTCCACGGCACACGAAAAGTGAGTTTGCTTCCTATTTATTTCCTGCGTGGTTCATGGGCCGTATGCCGAATAAGAAGATCATTCAAGCGACGCATACGACGGAACTTGCGGTAAACTTTGGTCGTAAGACTAAGAACTTGTTGGAGTCGGACGAGTTTCGAGATATTTTTCCTGAAGTAAAGTTAGCGGTAGACAGTAAAGCCAGTGGTCGGTGGGACACGAACAAGGGTGGAATGTATTATGCGGTGGGTGTGGGTTCAAACCTCGCGGGCCGTGGTGGTGACTTAGTGATTATTGATGACCCGCATTCGGAACAGACGGCTATGTCTAATTCAGGTTTTGAGGATGCTTGGGATTGGTACACTGGGGGCCCCCGCCAGAGGCTCCAACCGGGAGGTTCTATTGTTTTGGTTCAAACGCGGTGGTCTGAAAAGGATATGACGGGTCAACTTTTAAAGGCTATGGCTAAAGATCCATTAGCGGATCAATGGGAAGTTGTTGAGTTGCCTGCAATATTTGATGACGGGACCCCTTGTTGGCCTGAGTTTTGGAGCCTTGATGATTTAATCTCGGTCCGCGCATCTATACCCGCGTCTAAGTGGAACGCGCAATATCAACAAAAACCTACGGGTGAGGAAAACGCTATAATAAAGCGTGAGTGGTGGAATATATGGGAAAAGGAGAAGATACCACAGCTTGAGTATGTTATACAAAGTTATGATACGGCGTTTAGTAAAAAGCAGACGGCTGACTTTTCTGCAATTACGACGTGGGGTGTCTTTTATCCTAATGAGGGTGGTTCGGGTCCCAATATTATTTTATTAGATAGTAAGAAGGGTCGTTGGGATTTTCCTGAACTTAAGCAGATTGCTTTAGATAATTATAAATTTTGGGAACCGGACTCTGTTATTATAGAAGCGAAAGCGAGTGGGACCCCTTTGACACAAGAATTAAGAAATCTAGGAATACCCGTTGTTAACTTTACACCGAGCCGTGGTAATGATAAGGTGACACGAGTACATAGTGTATCACCACTTTTCGAGGCGGGTATGGTTTGGGCTCCTGATGAAACATTTTCGGATGAATTGATTGAGGAGGTTGCAGCTTTTCCGAATGGGGAGTATGATGACTTAGTTGATAGTATGACACAAGCCTTGATGCGTTATAGACAAGGCAACTTTGTTCAGCTACCAACAGATGACTGGGATCAAGAGGAAACCTCTGCTAGAGTAAAGGTTTATTATTAATGTTTGAATTAAAAGGTACCAAATGGACACTATAGTAAATCTAGGGGCAGGCGGTTTTATTAATTACTTACAAGACGGCGGGGCGGCTGTAGAGTTTCCAGAACCTTTAAACATGAATGATTATAAGGTTTTCCCATATGAGGAGCCTAGCTTTGACCCTTACCGCCCAGACGAGATATATGAACCTGCTAATACTTATGACACAACAGAATCGCGTCCTATGTTCGGAGAAGGTCTTGGTTCTTTAAGGGACCGTGTAGAAGAAATGCGGATCACGGACCCTGAATCTACTATGGATCTTACGCGCGAAGGTATTCTTTCTATGAAAGATCAGATGGAGAGTTTGCAAGAAGAATTTCCCGGAGCTACCCCTTACCGCTTAGGTGAAAAGTATGACCCTGCAAATACTACAGAATCATTGGAAGAGTCTATGCGCCCTACACGTGAGGGCTTAGGTATTTCAGCGTTGATGGATGCTGTGAAAAAAGAGGCTCCTGCGCGTAAAATGGATAAACGCAATCAAGCGGTAGAGCAGCGTATCTTTAACGCGGCGGGTATGGAAGCTCGGGGCGAACGTCTTGCTAATGAAGAAATGTTACAGCAGCTTGAACGTATTATGGAAAGAGGACGTTCGGGTCCAAGCGAGGATTAAAAATGGCAAATGGTTCACCAAATGCAGGTCTGATGGATGTACCGTCACAAATTGACCGCGAAGATATAGCCGCAGAAATTATATTAGAAGTTCCTAACAGTGAAGTTATGATGGCTACCGACGTAGATTCGGATGGTATAGAAATAACGGCTGAGGAAGACGGAAGTGTTGTAATTGACTTTGATCCACAAGACCAACGCGGAACAAATGACGACTTCCATGCAAACCTTGCTGAAGAGATACCCGATAGGGAACTTGCAAGGATATCGAGTGAACTACTGGGTGATTTTGATGCTAACAAAGCGTCAAGACAAGACTGGGAAGATGCTTACACGAATGGTTTAGAGCTTCTTGGTTTTACTTATGACGAAAGAACACAACCTTTTAGAGGAGCCTCGGGGGTTACGCACCCTTTACTGGCGGAAGCCGCCACACAATTCCAAGCGCAAGCCTTTAATGAACTACTTCCTGCGGGCGGTCCTGTAAAAACTGTTGTTATGGGTGACGATACACCTGAAAAGATACAACAATCGACGCGCGTTCGTCAGTTTATGAACTACTACATTACGGATGTAATGGAGGAATATACACCTGATATGGACCAAATGTTGTTTTATTTACCTTTAGCGGGTTCCACATTTAAAAAAACATACTATGATGAAACCCTAGGCCGCGCAGTATCTAAGTTCGTTCCTGCAGAAAATTTAGTTGTTCCTTACGAGACTGCCGACCTAGAAACCTGCCCTAATATCACGCAAGTTGTACGTATGTCTCTTAACGATTTACGTAAAAGACAGGTTGCGGGTACATATTTAGACGTTGATGTTATCCCCGCACAAGGTGAAATGTCTGAATTAGAAGGTGAAATGAACCGTATTGAAGGGTTTGAACCTAATCAAATAGATTATGACTGTACCATACTGGAGTGTCACGTAGATTTAGACCTAGAAGGTTACGAAGACTTAGGTGAAGATGATGAACCTACTGGAATCAAGGTACCCTATATTGTTACTATTTCTGAAGACAATGGTGAAATACTTTCTATTCGTAGAAATTACTTAGAAGACGACGAACGTAAGAAAAAAATACAATACTTCACACATTTCAAATTCTTACCGGGGTTTGGTTTCTATGGTTTAGGGTTAATCCACACAATTGGTGGTTTATCGCGAGCCGCTACTTCTTCTTTAAGACAATTAATTGATGCGGGTACACTTTCGAACCTTCCTGCAGGTTTCAAGGCCCGCGGCCTACGGATCAGGGATGACGATGATCCACTACAACCGGGAGAAT